CAACTCCGTGAGTTGCTGGTCATATGGGTGGGGGGCTGTTGCCATCCCCGGCGGCACAGCCGAGGAAGGTATATTTATGACCGGAGTATTGTCCGCTGCCTCTTGAGGCATGGGCACTGCGTGTGCTCTACCGTCCGGCTGGTTCCCACTTGTAATCTGGTCAGGCATCGTCTTCGTCCTTTCTGCATGGTTTCATAAACCCATCCCATATGAAGGCTTCCCACGGTTCGGCATTTAGAGGTCGTAGTTCTTTAGTAGACCACGATCTATGGCACTTCTCACAAAACCAACAAGCCCGGCCGGGTGGGTCCCATCCCGACTCCTTCTTGAATACTTCGTCCCAACATACATGGTCTTTCCGATGGAATAGTTTACACCACCAAGCCGGTGCCCACCGTTCCCCCAGAGACCTCCGCCTCTTCTTAATGTGGCCTAGCTTATTGCGTAGGTCGTCTTCTACTTCATATGCCAGGCGTGTTTCAACCTTCATTCCCTTCTCCTATTGTGGCATCATTCCTGGTTCGGGGATGCCTGCCTCTGGTACTGCTTGTCTCTGTTCGGCCTGGGCCATCGCTGCGATCTCCTCCGGCGGCGGAAGGCCAACCGGGAAGTTCTTGCCCGCCTGAATCTCTAGCATAATCTTCCACTGCTCGAACCGCTTTCTCACTGGCTCGGACGCCAGAGCGAATTCGATCTTATTCATAAACCTCTGGACGCCCATCAGTTGGATGTTCGGGTTTTGAGTGTGCTCACCCACCACCAGAGGACCAGGCGTCTTGCCATCGCGGAACATTACGATGATCTGCCAGGTGACCTTACGCCAGGTCTCCCAAATCTCCTTGTCCGCACCGGGGAAGTCCAAATTCTCCTCGAGAGCCGCAATCCAGAATCGGGTAGGATCGACGAGCTGCATCCCATAGAGTTCCTTCAGCTCTTCTTTTCTGACACTCCTGTCGCGGGGAGTTCGGTCTTTGACGTTGACTTCAACCTCCCAGGGATTGGGTAACGGATTGTTGGAAAGCTCCATAAGCCCGGTCGTAGGATCAATGATAACCCCAGCAACCGCATCGTCAATTGTCGCAAGTTCGATTGTGTCCCCGGGACCCAATCTATCCTTAGCCACTTGTAGGAGCCTGGAATACGCACCAGCGAGAGCATCAGCCATTCCGTGAGTCGGGAGACCCAACGCGATGTTACCTGTATTGAAAAGGAAACCGAGTCCCGCTGCACTGTCGATTCGTCCACTTGTTTCTCCTTGATAGTAGGGGCCTTGGTTGGCGAGCCGTTGCATCTGTTCGAGGGCGATCTCCGCGATCTTCGCGGGCATCGTACCCGTATTGTGGGGGCCGAGGGTAAACGGCTGGCCACCAGGGTTCAGCGGGTCTGGATCAAACTTCTCGACCTTTGGACGGTGACCGCCCCTCCACCTCTTGAGGTCGATACCTGATGCACCCGGGACGAACAGAGTACCAAAAGTATCTAGCTCCCTGATGTTCTTGAACAGCGAGGCAAACATCTTCTCACACTGATCGTTGAACGGAATCAGAGGGTGGACAAAGCCCCGGGCGAACATACGGCCGATGTCGGTATGGCGGGCGACGTGGAGAGGACAGACCACCTTCACGCCCTTCTTCTCGAAGTTCTCATCTACCAGGATCACGTCCCCAGCCTTGACGATGTATCGGGCTACAAATTCCTGAGTGTCATCATAGATGTAGATTTCCTCGAGTTTGACATAGGCTCTGCCGTCCTTCTTCGAGCGACTCTTGTCAGTGTCGTACTGAGTACCGAGCAAATCCTGCCGACGAACCTGGACAGTACTGCCCGGATCGTATCCGTGCGGCGAGGTTTTATCGAAGCTCTGCTGACCCGGCGGAGTGGCCCCCCAGGGCACGTCTGTAGCACGCAGTCTAGTCCACGGGTCTTCGTTGATCTTGACATTATGTACCTCTTTCATCCTTCTGGTAAGCCAGTCCATCGGCACCCACCGTACGCGGGCGATACCCATCAGATTGCCAACACCGTCCACGTAGGCGGGGAAACCACGGAGCTGACGAGCCGGAACCACCTCGATAATATCTGGCACCTCGGGGTCACCAGTCTCGTAGTGGCAGATTCCGACAGTCCCATACTTGAGGAAGGGAATGACCACCTGCCGCTTGAACTTCTCGTGTGGCATCTTAGCAGCCAGAGACGCAAGGGCGGCATTGGCAATAGACGCCCTCCGCAGAGAGTCCAGGGACTCACCCTTCTTCACTGCCACCGGAGAGATGTCCATCTTCATATAGCGTCCAGCCTCGGTAAGAAACTGACGGGTGATCTCCTCGAACCTGAAGTCCAGTTCTCCCTTACTATTCTCCCACGCGATGGACACATGACCGCTCCACCGGTCCATGACCTTGAACTTACGCACGCCGGACAGGTAAGCGTCAATGATCTTCCATGATACCAAGTGGACGTTCATCTCTGTCTCACCCGGTGTCAGCTCACGGTCTAGGGCGTCTACCAATTCGTCTTCTTTGAGTGGGAGTTCGAGTCTCATTATCCTGTTACATCCATAGCGTCACAGCCCGGCGGGGGCCAAACATCTTCTTGCTCCTCCTCCTCGCCCCACGCCTGGGGATTGGAGAAGTTACTATGCTCTATCCTCGACTGGGCTCTGTGTACTCCAGCCTGCTCCCCCTCGCCTCGAGTCACCAGAGACATCTCGATTAGCCGGTCCACCAGCTTGCTGGAGTCCACCTGGGCAGTCACCATCCTATCCAACCGATCGTGGAGGAAGTCCATACACGTCTTCTGGTCCTCCAGCTTATTTGCCAAAGACTTGATTGCTTTGCTGTGACAAACGTTCCAACTTTCTATCTCGTCCAGCCGTATATCCAGGTTCTTCATCCTACTCATTTTGCTCTACCTCTTCTCTGGGGCACCAGAAGTGGTCTCCTCCATCATAGCATGGATCATAAGGGTAGCACGACATACAATCTCCACACTTCTCACAGAAGTCTTCTCCGCACACATACTTATGCGTAGTTGATCCAGTCTGGTTCTGGTTCGTAGTCATCTTCGTTAGCTTCCTCCCATCTCTTCTGGAACATCTCCTCCAGCACCTCGTTCGGGATGTCAGCGGCGTTGATTCCACTCATCACACCGATCCCCGACTCGTACTGGTACTCCCCCTCCTTGAGCATCTGGATAGGGTCCTTCGTTATGTGAAGGTCCGGCCCCGAAGGAGCGGTCGGCTTCCCGATCGCCAAGTGCATAGCCAAGGTGTCAATGGCGTCGTCGTGACGCAGTAGAGCCAAGTCCTCTGTGAAGTTCTCCACCTGATACCAAAGAGAGCGATATGGTTCTTCCTGGGAGAGATCGAGGGGCAACTTCATGCGGTACTGCTTGAACCGCCAGTGGAGCCCCGCAATCTTGTCCGGCTTCTTGTACGCGGTCGGGAACTTGATCGGTAGCACTCGGCATGGCACCTCCCCCTCGCCATACATGGAGGGCAGGTCGTGCTGCAACCGCTCGGCAAATTCCATCTGGACGGGGTACGCCTCTACGGCAACGAGCGGAACCTGCCACTTGAGGGCCATGAGATACGCACGTCGGATCACCTCCTCAGTTGGTTTCTTGTCTAGCCACAGGTCCAACGACCACAGGGTGTCCCGGTAGTCCTTGGAGTTCTCGATGCCCATTACGTGGATGCACGAAAAATCCGAAGTCTCGGAAACCGTAGGTGCCCAATCAATCGTAATGAATCGTCGCATATTAGAGACAGACTCCCCAAAGGGTCGGACGATTGGACGAGGTATCGGCACTGGCTCCTCCTTCGTGAGATCGAGACCCTCGGCTTCCTTGTCCCAGCCGTGAAGCTGGTGTGATACCATCTTAGCTTGAGAGTTAAGGGGGTCGGCATCATAGGCTCCATCTTTGTCCTCCGTCCAGTAGGTATTGAGTTCGGGGTGGATACGGAGGATACGCTCGGCCTCCGTCACCGGGTTGTTGTCATACTGAGCCGCATAGGCCGCAGGACCCATCCTCCGCCGCTGAACCTTCTGCCACTCCCGACCCATCTTCTCGGGCCACTCATCCTGGACTTCCCCATCCTGGTTGATGAAGGTGACAGAGTGGAATACTCTCTCCCAGTCGTCAATCCGACTGTCTTTCGTATCATTAAGCCAAAAGATGAATGTCCTTCGGGAGAGAAGTGTTCCAACCACCCGGATACGAACGTTGAAGGAATCGGCCATCGGATAGACTACGTTGAAGAAGAAAGACTTGAACCCTTTGATGTGTTCGGAAGGAACCATCACGAGGCTATCATCCTTCTCAACGTCGTCGAAGTAAATCTCATGGGGACGTTTGCCCAGAGAAGCACCCATAATAGGTAGACCCGTCACCATAGCCCCATTACGCAGCTTGATCTGAGAGTGGTTCCAGATGCCGGGCTGGCTTTTCGACGGTTTAAGAACACCGAAGTCATTGAGGATGAGTTCGTTGCTATCGATCTGGGTCATAAAGTCGTCGAAGGTGGTGGTAATAAATTCCTGCTTGGCGAGGAACATCACCGACTCCCAGTGTGGACGGGACACCACCTTACGGAGGATATTCTCCTTGATAAGGGTAGACTTTGCCGCGGAGCGGGGGGCGGCTGTGACTGAGAGCTGATGTTTCTCCCAATGATAAATCCACTTATAGTGCATGTCTGGACTCCTGAGAGCCCCATGCTTGTAGAACGGTCCGCGGCCAGTAGTGGCTGTGGGGAATAGGTAGTGCTCCCTGAAGAAGGCCCACGAGGCCACCTCCAGTTCGGGACGACCCTCGAGACTGACGGCATTCACCCGAGCCTGTCTCATCCCCTCGCTATTCAACGAAGGGTAGTCTCCTGGGAGAGGCCAGTAGGGGTTGTCCTGTTTGGAGAAGACGACCGCCATCTACTTTCCCCCTCTCCACACTAGTGCGACTGTTACTGTGGGTAGACCCGCCAGTGGA